GACTCCAACGAGAATCGAACTCGTGATTCGACCTTGAGAGGGCAATTTTATAAATTTCTTTCCTTTATTTCAACGATTTTATACCGCCTTTGCAAAATAATTTTGTAAAAAATATGTATATAATTCACATTCTAATATTGTTTTGGTGGCGAAATTGGTGGCGAAGTTTTATTTAATAGCAAGATACTTCATTGATACATAGTTTTGTAGCTACTTTTTGCAATAAAAAAAGACCAGGGATTTCTCCCTGGCTTAATCGCTATTTAAGATATTTAGTTGCTACGTATCCAGTAGTTGTTTTGTATTTAACCTTCGTCCATGAAGTTCCTTTTTTAACTACTTCTACCTTAATTCCTTTCGGAATCTTTCCAAGCTCTTTTGATTTCGCATTTGCAGCGCTCCTGATCGTAAGAGGATCTTTCTTCGTATTTACTGTTGCATACGTTTTTTTCTTTGTGGCTTTCTTTTTAACCGCTGTAAGAAAAAGCTTTCGTTCTGCTTTTCTTCTCCTGGTTAATCCATTTAATACTTTTCCGCCAGCTTTATTGTACTTGAGCATCTTTGATGCAATCGCTGTTCGTGATCTCGTTCCGTTTGCAGTCAACGCATCAATACTTCCGATGTTGTATGCAAAACTTACTAATGCGTCAATCTCGTTCTGATTCCATTTATACTTGTTGTTATACTTCATAACTTTCGGCAGATATTTTTTATTTAATGCTTTTTCAAGCCAGTTATCCGCTGTTTTTTCCGTAATCTTAAGCCCAGCTTGCACTGTTACTTTTGTAATCGCCTTATCTGCATTTGTTATTCCGTAACCGATCGTCCAGACTCCGACTTCATCTTTGTAAGATTTTAGGTATAATCCTTCAAACTCTTTTACAAGTTTAATACATTTTTTGCTTACTGTTGCCATATTTATTCATCTCCCTTATCTGTGTCTTCCAGGATGTCTGCTTTGTTTTCCACTTGTGATCTGATATTTTTCACAAGTGGCTCTAAAAACGCTGGGATCTTTCCTCCTGCGTCTTTAATATTTTCCAAAATCGAAATAATCTCATTGCAATCAATCCAGACTGCCACAATGCACGCAACCAGGAAGGTAAACGGTAATGCTATTCCCATCATGCTAGTCGCATATACAAGCAATTGGTCAACGATTGCCCCAACAACTACAAGCAGCCACATGCATACTTTTTTAAAAATCCCTCGAATTGATTTATAAGAATTTATGTCTTCGGCCCTGTACTTGCTGGCAATCAGTCCTGTAATGTAGTCAACAATGTTACATAGAACCATTAAGTATACTGGGACTGCTAACACTCCAAGTAATGATGATAAAAAGGCAACTATCGCTGTAAGCATGATTTTAATATTGTTCGCCTGTTCCATTTTCTTCATTTCCCTCACTTTCCTTTCTTGGGTTAGAAAATTATTATTTACTGCATAAAAATAAGACCTCTGCGGGTCTTGCTCTGATACTGTTCATTTTTTTGCTCCTATTGTTCTAATTGTTTTAATACTTCTGATCTAAATTCTTCTGGGATATTAACGCCATAGGTTATGTCGTTTAATCTATTTACATCCTCGATCGAATTGATATAGATTTGCAGCGAATTCAAATATACTCTGTGATACATCACGTGCTTGTCCATTGCTTCTTTCAGTTTCAAGATATCTTCTTTACTAAATATCGTGTCAACCTCATTGTCTGCATGATATGGCAATAATGTATCGCCAGCATTCGCACGTGCTGCAAGTAAATTTATATATGTCTGATTTTGCTCTGTAAATGAAAAATGACCTTTGACTGCGTTTAATTCAAGGTCTAATCCTATTGTTATGATCTGATTGCATTCATTGGTCATTTCTTTTATTTTTCCAGATCTTATAAATTCAAGATCCTTTGTATTTTCTTTTTTCTTTTCTGTATCATTGGATACTTCCTGCTCCTGGTTAAGTGCCGTGATGATCCCATCATAAATACTCTTGGATGTTATTTCTTCCAGAATTACAGTTTCGTAGTCCCCTGCTTCTTTTGGCATATCATCCCAGTCTTTTACGTGGTAGATTCTAATACCATTTCTTTGTATAATTCCTTGCGGATTATCATCTTTATTACATCTTAAAAACATTTTTGCATTTTGATCATATTTTACATATTGTAATTGTTCATATGCATCAATGATTTTTCCATTTTTTACTGCCTTATACATAGTCTTTCCTTTCCGAAAAGGTTAGAGTACAATTCTTCCATGTTTTTGATTGTATAATATGCGTTAAAATGTCTTGCGTATGATCTCCAACTCTGAAAAGCACTCCACGCATCCTTTTCTGTCATTCTTCCAGCCTCACAGAATTTCTTTAACTTCTTTAGTTTTCTCCTTTCTCTTGTTACACTTTTCTTGTAAATTTTCTTTACAATCTTTCCTGATGGTGTCAAGAAGAATCTTCCTTTCAACCATGTAAAACCATGACTAAGTTTTACTATTTGAGTCTTTTTGTCATTCAGAATAATTCCAAGTTTTTTACATTCCTCTTTTATGACATTCAGGCATTGTTTTAAATATTTTTTATCTGGATGAATCAAATAGCCATCATCCATATATCTACCATAATATTTCACTTTTAGTTCTTCTTTAATCAAATGATCCAATTTATTACATGATGCAAGTGCTAGTGTTTGGCTGATCTGTGATCCAAGTCCAAGCCCTTTGTTTCCTTGAAAGCAATCAATAAAATGATTTATCAAATCAATAGTCCTTTGATCTTTAAATGATTTTTGAACGATTTCTTTAATCACATCATGTGATACATTATCAAAAAACTTGCTAAAATCAAATAACAAAATATAGCCATCTGTGCAATATTTTCTATAATGATATTGTAAATGTCTAATCATACGATTCATAGCAAAATGATATCCTTTGTTTTTGATTGATGCTCCATTGTCATAGATAAAGCTTCCTTCAATCACTGGTACTAACGCGTGATCGCAAAGGCACCTTTGAACAATGCGTTCTTCAATCTTCACGCTTTTAATCTTCCGCTTTTTCCCTCTTTCAAATAAATCAAATTCACAGAATCCTTTGCTTCTAAATTTTCCATTCATCAATTCTTTTCTCGTTTGATAAACATTTAACGGTGCTTGTACGATGTATTTTTGTGTTGATGCCTTCCATCCAACATTTCTTCTACATCGAATATAAGATTTATAAAGATTTTCATAAGAAAAAAGCTCATTAAAAGAAAGAAGCTTTTTCTTTTTCTTAACTTCTCTTCTTTCTTTTCTTCTTTTATATCTTACTTCTTTTCTCTCTTCGCTCGTCATATTTACCTCTTATTCATTTGTACAGATATAATCCTGATTTTCCGCATATCTGCATAGCGATACTGGGAATGAAACGGAAGATTATCAGGCAACTTCCGCCATGCAAGCAGCGTCCTCCCAATCGCATCAAATGTTATATTTACCTTTTTAGGAAGGTCATATTCTCCTTCTATCTTCTATTCTCACTGCTTTCGCCTTGTGGTTACTTGGTCTGAAAAAATAGAATCCAACGCACACGCCATAGCCGCCGGTAGCATTATTACTATTGATATTACCATTGTTATTGACATTGCGAAAAGACACCGCACCGCCTGCATCCGCAGACCTCAGTGTCACACAGAATATAACCTGTTTTTAATTATTTTAAGAATTTTTGAAATCTTTTTCTGTCTTTTGTCATAGCACCTTTAATCAAATTAATCTGAGTTGCTATTAACTCTGACCATTCTTCTAAAACCTTCGTTTCAAAATGTATTAATTCATATGCAACCTCAATCTGTGATACTAAATTTTGACATTCCACATATGCTTTTAAGAAAAACTCTCTTCTTATTTGAACTTCTCTTGCATTTGTCGGATAAATGCTGTTTGCCTTTTTGGTGTTTGCATATATTTGCGTTGCAGCATCTGCAAGATGTTGTCCCAAATAAAATGTATACCTTTTAGGAATTGTATTTACACAACGCCTAATTGTATATATTTCAAGCTTTCTTGCGTTATTTAAAAACTCCATTTCTGAAAGTCCTCTTTGGCTTTTGATCACGCTCATTACTTCATCCTCCATGTGTCAGTATATCATATTTTTGTTTTTGAATCGACCGCCTTACGGCGGTTGATATATTGACTGCTTTTTTTCTGCCGGGACATAGCCCGGCAGATAATCTGATTAAACCGAGAAGCCAACGCACACGCCATAGCCGCCGGTAGCATTAGTACTATAGATACTACCATAGTTATTGACACCGCGAAAAGACACCGCACCGCCTGCATCCGCAGACCTCAGCCAATAATCCCATACTGATCCTGTACCGTTATAGATGCACTTTTTCCTCGAATTGTTGTCAGTGTAGCATGAGAACGTCACTTCTTCTGCTTCTGTTGAAACTTCGTTTTTATAAGGAACTGCCGTTAGCTCAGCTCCCACTTCACAAATTGACGGAATTCTCAAGTGATCCTGTGATGTTGTTATCGTCGTTGATTGGTTTCCGGCACTTGCCAGCGTATCCGACAACGCGATAAAGTTTCTCCATTGCGGTGGCAGCATAGGATATAATGTTTTATTCATCCATTCTCTTAGCGCGCTCTTATCCCATCCTCCTTTATTCGTTGCGGTCTTATTCATTTGTTGTCTGATTCCGAGCACACCAATCATGTAGAAATCACCATTCGTCATTCCTGTTCCCGATGACAATGCGTAATGTCCTTTGGAATGATATCTAAATACAATACTTTCGTCCGGAATAATCTCGTTCTCTTTTGCTTTCTGCGGTACCATTTTGATTAATGCCGCCGGGGTGAATCCGTATTCTACAGCTTTGCCCATTTTAAAAATTGAGTAAAACTCTCCGAACGTGTATGCAGATTTATCTTTTGGATCATCGCTGTAAGCATAGTCATACTGTGTTAAATCCTTGATCTGTCCTGGTAGCTGTGGGTAGATGTACGTTGCGTTAATGTCCATGTCTTGCGTAACGTCGTCCGCTGTCTTGTCCCATCCAATCCATACATATCCGGATTTTTCAAGGTCTTTTCCTTCGTAGATACAAGATCCATGAGCTTTTACATTATGGATCTCGATTACTTCTCCTTCGTTCAGGTATCTTACAACGTATGCCCTTGTCTGTGATGTAAACAATGCTGTTACCGTTGTATCTTGTGTGATATTTTCAATCGGCACGTCCCATTTGAAGAAAGTATACACATTATCCTGGTCCGGCTCTTTGATCGGTGTCCCAATATATCCTACCTGGATCGGATCTTGTGCAGCTCCTCCATGCTCAACCTTTTGTGTATTCAGTGTTGTTCCATCCCAGTTCTTAAATGTTACTGTATGCTCTTCCAATAGCTGACCGTATGTAAATGTTACTGTTCTGATCGCATCTGACAATTCTTTGTACTTTGTCGGCGAAATTCCGTCAAAATAAACAGATCCTGTCAATACTCCGTTTTCTGTGTTATGGCCATCGTCGTCAATACCATTCGCTTCATGTAATCTCATTAATGTCCTGTAGGCTTTGACCGTTGTCCTCCAATCAATGTCAATCAATCTTACTCTTGTCAGGTTTTCCGCGTTCATGGCAATTGTTAAAGTGTCAAGTGCTGGGCTTCCTGAAACATTCAATGTTGTTAAAAGATTGTACGCTTGTAATGTAAATTCTTTTACATACATCAGGTTTTTTGCAAAAATTGATGTAACTGCATTCAGTTTTGCTTTTTGCAATCGCTGGTATGGTGCAAATGTGACGCCTGTGATTCCGCTTCCTCTTGTATAGCACTCTTTTACGTTAATGTTATTGCTAAGATCTAGCTCCTGCGCCAGTGCTGGGCAGTTTTCAACATTGATGTACTCCAAGGATGTCGCGTTTTTTACAGTTACTTCTTTCATATTTGTATTAACGTACCCATCTGTACTTGAGCCGATCTGTGCTCGTTTTAGTTTTTTACAACTTGCAATGTCTGTGTATCCAGGATATAAGCATGACAGGTCTCCAAGATCCTGAATAAATGCAGCGTTTCTAATATAGATTTCTGTGTCATTCATCTGCGGTACGCCCAACTGTAATTCAACTGCTTTTCCCGCCGTTGTTCGTTTCTGCGTCGTTCCGGACCCAGCTTTTACAGTTATCCATAAGTCACTGTAAGGTGTGATCGTCATCTTGCTTTCTGGTGTGATCACAAGATTCCCACTTGTTGGTGTGTACCCTCGAATCGTTGCGCTTTCTGCCGTTGCGTAGGGACTTATAAAGTAAGAGCTCATAAATGCTCTTTGGTAGTGTAAAAACTGTCGCCTTTGCAGTCTCTTCTGCCCATTCAGCATCGGAATGTATGCAGACGTTCCAAGGACTGTGTATGTTTTAATGTCTTTCCGCCACACATCTTCAATCCATAGTGATTCTGCTGCAAGCGACTGTATTTCTTCGCAGTGATCTGCAAACGCATCAAGATCCCATGCTCCAGCATTTTCACGATTGATGTACATGTTTGCCAATTCCTGTGGAAACGCTTTCCACATCATCTGAAAGACGGTTGCATCTGCTGCGTTAAATACGTCTCTGGTTCCAATCTTATCGTAATCCATGTACCCATACTTAAGTGTTAAGCCACCCTCGTTGTCGTTCCCCATTGCTGTATCATTATCATACGCAAAACATAGATTCCATTTTCCAGATAATTTACTGTATCCCCAGAAAGTGTTCTTCGCTCTGTTGTCGACCTGGCTAAATACCAGAGTGATCAGTACGTGCCACATTACGGAATCTACAATCATGTGATCTGCTGCTTCTTTCCTGAATTTTGCAATCCTATACTCCTTTGAATCCACTGAAAAAGCCTGGCCGTCAATTGTCACTACACTTGGCAGTGTTTTGTTTGTTGCTGCGTCTGCATTGCAAGATACTACCCATGTCAAAAAGTCTTTCCACAATTGCTTTGCTTCTTCTTCATTTTGTGACTCCGCAAGGTGTCTAAATTCAAAGTTTGTATCTCCGTCCCATGTCTCTGTCGAAAGATCAGCAGACTTCATTCGGCACTGATTGGATGTATTGTTTGCTACCTCAATAACGATCACATCGTCTGTTTCATTTTGTGCAAATACATCCAGATTCTTTTTCGAATTGTTGATATTCCCCAACGAATAGAAAACTGTTTCATCTGGTGCTACTGTCATAGGTCCAACCTGTACCGCTTCATTTCCAGTGTTGTGAAAAAATAAAGCTGCCATGTGTCCCTCGACTGTATCTCTTACCTTTTTATTTATTTGCTTTGCTGGTCGTGTATATGGCTGATATGTATTGTACCAGTCAGATACCAGAATGTTATTAATATGCTCCTGTGATGCAACATTAGTTTTAAAATTCAGGTAATTAACCCCGATAGAATTATCTGTCATGGCATATGTGTCAACGTGGCTTCCATCTTCAAGATCAAATCCATTTTTAAAATTAAAGTCTTCATTGCATCCGGCCTGTACATATCCAAGGGATGATGTACCCTGTGCCTTCTGTTCTACGTTTGTTGCTGTCCATGAATGTGCTGCGCCACCTTTTACATATTTATGCGTAACGCTTCCTGTGATCTTCTGGCTTTTTGCCGTTGATACATTCGGAGCATGCCACGTGAAAACGTGCAGACCTGGATTGAGCGTTGCAACTTTATCAGGATCCAAGTTTCCAGAGGAATCATAAAGCTGATTCCTGTCATGTCTTGCCATGATCTCAGCCCCATCTTTCCCATCTGCGCAGAAGTTTGCCTTGATCTCGTCTGTTGTAAGATCTCGACTGTATACTCTAATCATGTAGATAACCACATCACAATCATCAGACCCGATTGTGATTCCTACAGGTGTTGTCTGTTTCAAGTTGTCATTGCTTGCATAGATTGCTGCTTTTGCTGGTGTTCCTCTTTCCCACAGCATCACCAGGCGATTTTCTGAATCCGGTTCAATGTTCACTTCTGCTTCTGTCTTGTACCCCTCACATAATGGATATTCAAGCGTTGTCTGCTCGGTTTTCACTGTCATCGAATTGGCTTTCATACTTAATCCAATGTTGTTATTCATGCATGTAATTGCCTGCGCATCAAACAATGAGCTGTTTTCAACCTTGTAAATAAATTTAAAGTTTCGCCCATCTTTTCTTGCATCCGTTCCAAACAATTTATAATCCAGTGTAATCCTGTCACCTTTTACTACCTTGATACATCGGATTCCTTCTGGATCCGTCTGTAATCCACCGTTATGCGTATCAAAATTTTCGGAAAGTGTCAGACCACTGACTATTTTTAGATCTGTGATCTTGTTCGGATCAATCTTTAATACAAGACTGTCTGTGATCTCACTGATATCAGATGATAGTGCAGAGACTTCAATCGTCTTTTCCCACCTCTTTCCATCACATTCAATTGCAAGTTTTAGCGTTCCTGCATCCGTTGTTCTATAACTCCAGATGTGTTCCGATTGATCTACGCTTTCGGTTGACTGTAGAGTGTCATTAATGTAAAAATTTACTGTTGTCGGATTGGCAGAGCTTAATACTCTGTATGGGATTGCCAGTGTCGCGTACTGGTCGACCTTTTTCTCTGTCAGTTTGGCTGCAACGACTGTCCCACCACCATCTTGTGCAACCGCACACGTGAGTGTGTCAGATGTTAACGTCACGCCGTTCAGTGACATTGTCCCGTACACGCTTACCTCATGTGCTCCAGCTGTAAGTGTTGTGCTAAACACAATCCTTCGCCCTGTCGTTGTTACCTCCTGCATGCTTTGTTGGATGCCGTCTACCGTCAAATAAATTCTTTTTACTCCTGATCCTGTTGGCGTTACGTAAATTGTCAACACTCCACTGTTCTTCTCGGTGTTTCCAAGATTCCAGTCTAACGTAAATGATTCCATTGTGATCGTTAACGTTCTTGTCGCTGTTGCTCCATATGTATCGGTCATTGTAAGCTTGACCGTATTGGCGCCGCTTGAAAGATGCTCAAAAATGTCCAATGTGATATTGTCGCCCTGTTCAATTGTTTTGTTCTCTTTCAGGATTCCTCCGACATAGATTGATAAGTTTCCAGCCCCTGTTGGTGTCTGTGTCGTTGCGTCCAATGATGAGAATTTAAACTTGATTGGTGCTGTTCCATTTGTCTGTAAAACTGAAAATGCCGCCGGCGAGTACATTGCAAATACGAGTTTGGATCCGGAACTAGATCCCCCACCTGTCCCTATAAAGATTGGATCAAATCCTTCAATGTCTGTCCCGTCCTGTGTCAGGTGTAGATATCCATCTTCGCTCATATACCCAGAATTAAAAGCAAGCCCACCACTTCCTGATCCAGTTCCTACTGTGATACCGTCGCTTATGATCTCGCCATTGTTTGTAAGGTATAACTTCCCATCTTCCATCCGGAAACCATTCGCATAATTGTTCGAGCTTTTTGTCAGTAGCTCTATGTTGTTCGTAAGTAGCCGAATTGCATCTTGTAAAGCATCTGTATCTTTTTCATTATCGATAATTCTTGACCTGAATTCTTCATTGAGCTTATCAAATGATACTGCCCCGTCTGCGATTTTTTTCGTTTTAATAGCTCCGTCTGCGATTTTTTCTGTTGTCACACTCTCGTTTGCCATCTTCTCGGATGTGATCGATCCGTCTTTAATTTTTCTTTCTGTTACAGAATTATCACTGATCTTATCTTCTGTTACTGCCTGATTTCCAATTTTTTCAGATGTCACAGATGAGTCTTGCAGCTTTTTTGACGATACTGAGCTATCTTTTAATTCATCCGTAGAAACTGATTGATACTGAAGTTTCTTCCCTGTTACTGTTCTGTCACTGATCTTATCTTCTGTTATTGCTCCATCTGCAATTTTTTCACCTGAAATGCTTCCATCTGCAATCTGTGCAGCCTGGAACTCTCCCTGTGCTTTCCATGCTCCATTCGTATAAACGTACCAGTTTCCGTAGACGTAACCTGCTTCTGATCCGTAATAGACGTAGATCTTTGATGTGTCTGTCATTTCCGCTGCTGTTTTTGCAGATAGTGGTGCTCCATACTGGTTTTTGTCTGCTTTAGTCTGCTTTAGGTTTTCAATGTCCTTCTGTATATCATCCAGTACGCCCAGTTCGTTTTCACTGACTGTCGCAGATTTTAATAAAGATTTTTTTACATCTAAATTAAATACAAAGCTTTGCACGATCTCTTCATCTTTCGATAATTCAATCTGGCATTCTGTGATTCCTGTTTCTGCAAGTGCCTGTTCTGTCAGCTTTATGATTACTGCATTTTCCGAAATTTCGCAATTATTGTAAATTATTTTTTTCGATTGTTTTACTGCGATAAATCTCGCTGTTACCCCTGTAAGGTTTAGTCCTATAATGTTACATTTTAAAACGCGGCCGGTATCTCCTTGTGTAACCTCTGCTGTTTGTCTGATGCCCTCGCTTGTTAAATCAAGTGTTATTGTTTTATCTACCATTGCCATTCTCCTATCCTACAGTACCTGTGATGATTCCATTTTCCACAACGAGACCAGCATTGTCCGCCTTTAGTCCTCCAGATGAATCCTGCGTAATCTTCCTGACATACTGAATTGTCCCATTGTAGCCACCGTCTATCTTGGCGTTCAAAATCTTGTTCCCTTTCATGTCAAGATCACACAGTACATTTAATGCTTTTCCTGTCAATCCTGTGTATTTTCCTCTAGTGTACACCATGATCGGCGTATACCCTGAGCCATCACTGTTTTTTGTCCCCCAAAACATATAGTCGCCATCTTCTAATTCAAAAACAAGTCCCGTCACATCTTCGTGATCTCGTAAATTGTTTGATCCGATTCTTCCTGTGTAGTATTTATTATTTACAATTTTCATGATCGCGTTCGCGATCTCAATCGAGTCATTTCCAGATAAATTTTTTATTGTTGCATTACCTGCAACAAATTCTCCAGTATTTAAATTCCAGTAGTTTCTTCCTGTCTGATCTGCTAACAATCCAGCTACGATCGTGTCTGCGATCATTCCTGCTGCTGTGATCGCTGTCGTCCAGTCCCAGTCTTTTCCGTCTGCTGTTCGTCTTTTGCTTATCATCAGCCCTTGTGTGCCAATTGCAAGTGCTCCATACGTTTCACTGCTTTCGTCTAGGTTTTCAAACAGGATGGCCATGACATCCTGTTTTTTCGCAACATTGTACTGTGCTCTCAGGCTTGTCATTGCTCCGTTTATAAATCCTCTGATTTTTTCTGCAACGAGTGATCCATCTGACCGAATTGCTTCATCGATCTTGTTGATGCTTGCCGCAATATCGTCAAAGTAATTTGATTGTTTTTCAAAATCTCCCAAAACTACGTATGTTACTTTTTTCTTGATGCAGTCGTACTTCATTTCTACAACTCTTGCATCTGTATTAATATCCAGTTTGCAATGTCGGCAGGGGATCGTGTCTCCAAGCGACACTTCTTCAAGCATTGCGTAGTCTTTGTACAAATCTGTGTTTTGCAAAAGGATCATATCGGCATCAATTGTTATTGTTGGCTCATCGAGTCCCATGTCAAACTGATCGTTGCATTCTTTTGTTAATGCAGCGTCAAGTTCTTCCTGTGTCTCGCACACTGTCCATCCTTCTTTGATCGCTTCATCCCTTGCTTCCTGTTCTTCTTCTTCTCCTTTTGCTTTAAGATCTTCAATCTCCTTTTTGATCTCATTTCTTTCTGTCAAGATCTCATCCAGCTGTTTCTCGTAATCAGCCTCTTTTACCTTATTCAATTGATGCTTTCTTCTTAACGTTCTTTCTTTGACGCCGTTTGCAACAAGCTTCACTTGCAGCTCCCCAAGCTGTTTTAAGTTTTCCTCCTCTTTTGTCGTATCTTTCATCCGCACATTATCAAATGTTATTGTCGCACTTTTTACTGTTGGATAGTTATTTATTAGTGGCGAATCTACGTAACCATGATTAGACATCGTTACTCCATCGTATCCCTTTGGGTAAATTCTAGTTACAACATTTCTGGTATCGATCTCTTCTGTCAGTCCATCCGCTTTTATGTTTTTCCCATACCTCAATTCTACGCCATAATCGCCGCCAACTCTTTTATTGATAATCACCGTATGATTATTAAACAAGATCTCGCCGCCCCATCGATTTATAAACGAGTTTTCATCGTCGCCGTTGATAGCTTCGATTAAATTCATATATTCATAGTGCGCAACTGATACCCAGGGGATATCAGAGCTTGCAGAGTACTTATTGTTTGCTGCTGTCATGATATCCAAAGCTTCTTGACCGTTTTTCATCGTTGGTCTTACATCTACCAGGAAGCAATCATCTTTTGCATCCATAAAGATCGGTTCAAGTGATGCCGTTATCTGCGAGTCTGATTTTTCTTTTTTTCGGATTCTAAACAACTGATCTCCGTTAAAGCTTGGCATTTTTACGACTGCCTCATCTTCAATGTATTTCCAGCGACCGCCTGCATCGATCGGATGCGACAGTTCTGCCGTCCACGTCCCATTCAAAACAGTGTGTACAATTGCTTTAGACGGCATCAATGTCATGTCTCCGTTTTTATCAAAATTCGTATTGTCCGGCTTATAAATTTGTATCATAAGCACCTCCAGTTTGGTATAACCTTCAAGCCAAATCCTTCTGTTATCTCTATTGTGTTATCCCCTTCTTTTAAGTACAGTTCCTGGTAATCTCCTGTGACGGATGTATTCATCATTCTGCCGTCTTGTCTATACGCAAGCATCAGATCGGTGTCAATTGTTACGTTTTGGCCAACCTCAGCTACAAATTCATTTCCATTCACTGTTAATGTACATCTGCCGTTGCCCGTAATCAGATACGTTGGATGCGAAACTGAATAAGGATTGTATAGCACTTCTTGTTTTTCGTACTCATAAGTTCCAGAAGCAAGATACTGATGTCCTTCACAAATAAATTCAGTTTCAAACTCTCCTACCTGTTTTACCTCTCGTTCTGAGCTGCCTATTGTTGTATGCTTCACTTTGTAATAATAGCCTGGCATGTCCTCAAGAATTAACTTGTTGTCCGTTTTATCAAGCAGCCATTTTCTCGCCTTGCGGAAAAGATCTTGCCATTTTGCTGGATCAGCTGCAAATACGAATGTGATCTTGATCGTAATGTCGTCAACAAATTCTTCTTCCGAGTACAGTGCCCCGTCTCTTCCTGGTATGTCTATCGTCTCATAACGATACTCTGGCGCCGGGATCGCTGGCCTTTCTTTTACCAGCACCCCGGCTTCTGTGTTTGTTTTTTTGTTTCTCTTTATCAAATACATGATGTTTTAGCTCCTATCTTTGTCAGAGTCTGACAAAATCAACGCCCTCTGAATCGTTTGCTTGTGATCCTGTTGTTATTAATTCCTTTTTCTGCCGTTTTGACGATGTATGCGTCAAATTCATGATTGCCAACTTGTACAGTTACTGCATTGTTCAGATTCACACTCGCTCCTGCTGGCTGTAATCCGTTCAGGTTTGTTGTGATACCTGTGTTCATTTGATCCGCAACGCTTTGCATTGCATCTTTTACCTTGTACACGTTCTTGTCAATTCCTTTTGCAAGTCCGTCCATAAAGTCCGGCATCCATGTCTCATAATCCCTTAATGGTCCTTCGTCTGGCCGTGAGAAATGTAGGAAACTTCTGATCTTTCCGGCTAATCCTTTGACTCCTTCTACAATCTTATTGATCCCTGAAAAGATTCCGTTTTTTAATCCATTGATGAAATCAGATCCCCAATGATAAGCAGATCTTGCAAGGCCAAGTATAAATCCTTTAATTGTATTAAACGGACCTTTCACGATTCCGGCCAAGGTTGATACAACTGTTTTGATTCCTGATTTCATTTTTGTAAATGCTCCAACTGCTACGCTTTTAATCGTGCTTGTTACAGTCGTGATCACACTCCTTATTCCATTAAATACTGTGGTGATCACTGTTTTAATTGCATTGACTACTGTTGTGATCGCTGTCTTGATTCCATTCCATACCGTGGTGACTACTGTCTTGACTGCATTGAATACAGTAGTTACTACTGTCTTGATCGCATTGAACACCGTTGTGATTACTGTCTTGATCGCATTAACTGCCGTTGTGATCGCTGTCTTGATTCCATTCCATACCGTGGATACAAACGTTTTCACTGCACCGAACACCGTCATAATTACACTGCCTATTGCATTTACTGCACTTGATACAGCGCTTTTTACAGCATTCCATATATTACCAAGAAATGCCGTAATCGTACTCCAGTTTCGTATAATTGCTATTACTGCTGTAATTGCTGCAATTACTCCAGCTACGATCGGCAAGAACGGTACAAGCGCCGTGGCCGAAAACGTTGTAAAGATCGTCATGATCGCAGCTATCGCTGGCGCTAATGTCGTAAACAGTGCAATCAATCCTGTAATTGCTATAATGACCGTTTGTATCGGTCCCGGTAATGATCCGAATGCCTGTGCTATTGTTGATATAACATTAACAATAGGTTGTAGAGCTGTAACAATCTGTGTTCCAATCGGAATCAGGCTGTCCTGTAGCTTTCTGAGTGCTCCTTCCCATTTTTCTCCTGGTGTTTGCTTACTCATCTCCTTCGCTTTGCCCGTTACGTTGTCAAAGTCATTTCCAACTCCAAACAGCGCAACTGATGCGTCGATACCTAAGTCTTCAAACTGTGTGGATAGTGTAGATAAGGCTTCTTGTTGTTCTTTTGGTGACATCTTTTTCAGGTCGTTCCCGACGCTTGCAGCAACGTCCTTGACCGTTGCTTTTCCTTTTTCCCATTCCCCAAATACTTTCTTTGTATTTGACGAAAAGTTATTGATATTCCCTTTAAACGTTCCGTCACCCAAACGAATCTGAAACTCTTTCAATGCATCTGCTGCCTTATCTGTATTCATCGCTCCGTTTTCCATTCCGTTTTTCAGGAGCTGGAACATTTCTTTTCCTGAGTATCCGGCAGTTTTGAATAACGGCGAATACTCGTTGATCGTGTCCATAAAATCATCGGATGAGTTTAATCCGTTTTTATATCCAGCCGCCAGCAAGTCCATTGCTTCTTTACTGGATAAACCAAAATTTTTCATCAGCTTTCCAACAGCGACTGTGTTTTCTTTTACGTCTGTTCCAGTTCTTTTGGAGATTATTGCGAGCTGTCCGGCAACTTTCGAAAGATCTGTATCGTTCAGATCTGACATATTTTGCTTGACTGCGATGATGGCATCTGCTGCTTCATTTGCATCTTCCACGACGCCTTGTTCAAAGACTTCCTGCGCGGCTTTTCCATATTCCTGTGTCTTTTGCTTCGACACATCAAGATTCGCCGCTATCTTTTGCTGGGCACTCTGCATATCATTTGCGGATTCTACCGCGCTTGATCCAACTTCTTTGATCTTCTCGCCAACAGCACTTAAGTTCTCCGCAGCTGTCATGATTGTTTGAGCACTTATATTTTTTCCGATTCCACTGAGTTTTTCTGATGCCGTTTCGGATTTTTCGCCTAACTGTTCCAGTTTTTGTTGTGTTGCTACGATCTCTCGTTGTAGCGCATTGTACTGTTCTGGATTGATTGGTGCTCCAAATTCTTCTGTTACCTGCTTGGCTTCAGTTTTTAATCCTGATAATTTGTTTTTTGTTTCTGTTATCTCGTTTTGCAGCGCATTATACGCATCTGTATTTATCTCCCCTGCATCTTTCATGCTCTGCTGTTCATTTTGTAAGTCTTTTAATTTCTCCTTTGTTTCTGATATTTCTTTCTGAATCGGGTCGTACTTCGCCTTCCACGCATCGTAATTATCCGCAGATTTTGACACCTCTTCGTTTGCTTTTTTCAGCATCTCCAGTTTATTTTTTGTTTCTTCTGCTGCCTGTGCCAGAAGTGTCTGCTGCTGCCTTAATAATTCTGTATTTCCTGGATCAAGTTTTAACAGACGGTCAACATCTTTCAATTGAGCTTCGAGGCTGCTAATATTCCCATTGATTCCAGAAAGTGCTTTATCGAGTCCTGTCGCATCACCGTTTAATTCAATCGTGATTCCTTTTATATTTCTTCCTCTTGCCATCTGTTGTCCTCAAAATCGCATCAAAAAAAGACACCTTCCGATGTCTTTTTTCTTTGCTTTTATTTAATGTTCGAAACGATGTGTATGATTTTATCCGCAAAGTAGTCGCTTAGAATCTGTTAAAGTCTTCCTGTCCTGCTTTGTCTGGATAATCATAATCATCATTTTTATTTTCAACCGCCATATCCATGATCATTCCTATTGTGAGTTCTTCCAAATCGTTCATGGATAGTCCGATTTGGACACATCTTAAAAGAAACAACGCTGTTGTTACTTCCCGATCAATGTCGCGCTCTTTTTTTTTGCATATTCCAACTGCTTGTTGTTCAGATTCCACAATTCAAAGATTTCTGGAAGAATTTGATAAATCGAAAACGTTTCAAAGCGATCTAACCACTTTCCAATATCGTTCGGTACACGGCTCGGATCTGCATGCTTTGCCATAATGTATGCAATATTTTCAAACATTTCCAAATTTTCAACCGGGAGCTCGTCCCCTTGTTTTTTCTTTCGATCCATTGCCTTTTTCAGCGCCATCATGTCTTTGAATATATCTTTCCCGAATATATTCCGATACATCCGTGGAATCGCAGCACTGGACTTTAATCTGACGTTTTTCCCGTCAATCTTTACTGTCTTTTCCATCTGATCACTCCTTTACGCTGCAACTTCTGGCGCTTCATACACGTTGTTAAACCATCCATTATAAGTTGTCTCGTCTGTTTCGTCTGTTGTTTTTGCTTTAACTCTTCCGTCTGCCAACGGAGAAACTGTTAATGATAATGTCTCTGTTTTTGGTTCGATCGTGTCTTCTTTTGTTTCACTTTCGATTGTTGGGCGTGTTGCCTTGCAGTTGTACAGAACATGACGAATTCCATTGACATCTCCGTCAAACTGGAACAATAGAGCAAACGATTTAACTGTTGCATCTGCATTCTCTGTCAATACATTTTTTGTATCTTTTGTATCTCCTAAGATTCCTGTCCTAAAATCATCTGGAATCAACGCCATTTCTAAATCTCCAGAATATCCGTTATTGGTGACAGATACATAATAAGCTACTCCGTCTGCGTAAAATGTACTTGTGCCTCCCTCTGCATCTAATGATAATGATACGGCCCCAGGAACTGCGACTGGTGTCCCCCATGTTATTTTCCCCTCAGTTTCCGTAATCTCAGCGTAATGCACATTTTTCAAATTGAACTTAATCTTGTTTTTACCTTTTTTCATTTTTTACACCTCCATCTGGTAAAGGACCTCATACATCTGTTCACTATCGATGTACGTTTCTTCCTTTTCCCAGGATACGTTATAGTTTTTAAATATCTCTTCGATTCTTTCTTCTAGCTTATGATCTTTTTCGTCTGTATATAGTTCAATGCTCACAGCGTCGATTACTGCATACACGACACCGTCGGCATAGAAATTTGCGCTTTCTTCATTTATCCATACAATAAACGGCGGATCAACTGCGTTTTCTTCCGTGAAATGATGGTACTGGAACGGGAGTCCTGTTTCTGCAAGCATTTCTTCAATTCTTTCTTTGCTCATCATCCTTTTACCACCTCTTCCTCAAGCTTCTTGATTGCCTTTTGCTCTACTTTTTTGATGTGCGGAATCGCAGAAACACGACCGCCTCCACGTTTTGCGTGGCCTTTTTCAAGTAAATGTGTTAAGCGGTACTCTCCGTTCCCAGCGTAGATCGTAGACGAATCTCCATTTGTCTTCTTCTCTGTTTTACTTCTCCAACTTCCTGCATAATCTCCTGTTTTTTTAGGTGATGTTGTTTTTAATTCTTTCACTGCTTCTTTTGTTGCCTGCTTTACTGCTTCATTCAGTACTTTCTTTTCAACTTTTGCGTATTTTTGCAGTTCTTTTCTGATTGCTTTCCCCAAATCTTTTGCTTCCACTATCTCACATCCTTATACGCAATTGGTGATCTTGACAATGATAAAAGCAGATACGGCGGCATCTGATCGAATTTATCCTGTATCTGCTCTATCTTGTATTGTTTCCCATTGATCAGGATCAGATCCATCCTTGATATATCTGGAATTTTGGGAATTGCTACCGTTTTCTCTATGTCATTTCCTGCCACTTTTGCATCCCAGAAGCGTTTGATACCGACTGTCATGTCTCCGTATCGGACCCTGTCCATTTTTGTTCTTACGATCTTTCGTTCTGACAGCTCACAGATCTGTAAGATTCCATCGTTGAACGTAACGAAATTATGATTTTTTATTCTTGGCATCTGCCCACCTTCCGATCTGTAACGAAATGATCTCACTTTTGTAATTGTTCCAAAAATCATCTAATGCACCGCTTCTTGCATACATGCAATAATCTAACAATAGTTGTTTTTCTACTGTTTCGTTTTCAAAATCGCATGTACCAATTTTTCCTTCAATCGCTGCTTTCCCTCTGGTAATAATGCCAGTGAGCTTTTGTGTCTCACTGGCATCCATATCCCATGTTATATCTAAGTAGTTTTTTACGTCTTCAATTAACTGTTCCATAGGCTTTTACCTATTCTTTTGTGACTGTGATCGTATATGTTTTTGTTTCCGCTCCGTCAGTTACGATAATTTTTACAGTATTTTCCCCAGCATCCCATGTCAGTTTTGTTCCGTTTGGATACTTCTTAGTCTTAAATTCGATCTCAACCTCTGCTGTTGCATCCGCTGGCAGTGCTGTGATTGTGTTGCCTGCATCTGTTGTTGTTACAGTGTATGCTGTAGTTCCTGCTGCAAATGTTTCGTTAAATTTCTTGTTAGAGAATTTCAGATCTGCAAGTGTCGCATCATCTACATCTGCTGTATTCGTTACTGTTTCGATCTTGTAATAAGCTGGCTGTAAGTTCCTAATATCAAATACGATAAATGCATTATTATCAACTGGGAATCCATGAGCGTACATCTTGATCAGATATACCCTTTCATCTTCTAGGAAGTGATATTCGTCAGAATACAGGATTTTTCCATTGTTGCCCATTCCCGCACCCATAAAGTAAAGGTTTGCAATTCCAAAAACTGCTTTTCCTTTTGGCACTGCTGCACTCTGCATAATATTGATATCAAACGGAAGTGCTGACACATATCCACCACCCGGTGCTGGGTACTGGATTGCTGGTAGAATCTTGCTGTAGTAATCGCTTGGATTTACAAGAAGGATCAAGTCTGTTACTGTTCTAGGCTGTCCTTTTTCATTCAGTGCCAGAATTGCAGCCTGTTTGTTTAACTGAATATTATCAAATTTTGTGATCTTTACAACGGATTTATCTGGATACACACCAGCAGTTACTGTAACATTATCGCCTACCTGTTTTGTCATTCCGATCGGTTCATCTTTTCCAGTTCCGTTGACAATTCCGTCTTCTAATCCATTTGCAAGTGCTTCATACAGAATTGTTCTGATGTAATTATCTAACCATTCTGGTCCAAGATCTAACATAGCTTTTGAAATTGGAATAAATGCTGATAATTTGTCCTGTGTTACATCAACTTCTTTAAATCCTGATTCTAACTCTTGAATGATTTTGTCTGTCAGTTTACCCCATGCAGCTTTCTGAAATCCGTTGGTATTCATCATCATTCTTGTAAGTCCTGTTACACTTGTGAACTGGATCTTACTTAATAATGGGTGATTTGTTTCCAGATCATTAAATACGGAATTAATGATTGTTTCTGGCATGACAACGTCAAGATTTCCAAGTGCCTGTTTTGGATTATCGGATTTCATCGCATCCATAACTGCTTGATAGTATTCTGTTTCTACACTTGTCAGCTGTCTGACTCCTCTTGTTGCAAGTACTGTAACGTCATTGCTCTGTCTGAACTCTGATCTTGCCTGTGTCAGCACTGCTTCCTGGATGTTCTCACATAACTGCATAAATCCATTGTCAAATGCTTTCAGGTCATCCTGCTGCATTGCTTCATGCATCAGCTGTAAGATTTCCTGTTTTTTTGTTTCTAACATGTCTAAATTTTTAATCGCCATTATTTCCCTCCAAAAAATTTCTTAAATTTGTTTACTGGCTCTTTTGGTTCTGGATCTTTCAATCCTTGCTGTAGTTTTTTTAGATCTTCTTTAAACGATGTCTGCATATTCATCTGCTGCCGCATTGCCTGGAGCTGCTGCATCATTGCCTTTTGCTGGACATCTCCATCGTCTTTCTGTTTCGATGTCGCAACTTCATCAATCAGTCCATACTCTAATGCTTTATCTGGCGTCAGATAAGTTTCTGCATCCATAAGCTCCTGTAGTGTAGCCTCGTCGATCGTTGCACGTTCCAGGAATACCTGCCGGTTTGATTCCATTAATGTATCAAGGTCATCTGCATATTTTCGCAACTGTTCCGCATTTCCGTAGCATTCCATCCACATGTTGTGCACAAGTGCAGATGTGCCAAGATTCATGATTCGTTTGTCACACGCCTGTAAGACCAGGAATGCAATACTATGTGCTACTCCGTCTACAATTCCTGTAACTGTGCAATCTTTTTGTTTCAGCAAATTGTAGATTGTAACACCTTCTGATACAGAACCGCCATTACTGTTGATATGCAATTCAATTTCTGAACCATCCTGGATCTCTTTCAATGCTTCTTTGAAATAGTTCGCAGACGTTTCCGACTCGCTGTATGACCAGGTGTACCAGTCAAATCCTCCGTATTTAGTCACATCATCATACAAATATAATTTGGTTGGTCCTGCTGCCTGTTGTGACTGTTCCAACCGCCAATACGTTTTAGGTTCCAATGTTCCCTCCTGTCTCGATCATTGCGTCAAGCACATCTTCTACGTTTGCATAATTCTTTGTGATGATGTGCTGGTTTGCCCAGTCCTCGTTGATCCTTGGTTTTCCAAGAAGTTCAAGGATATCATTCACACTAAATGCTCCGCAGCTGATCAGCTTATCAATTGGTGTTGCAATGTCGAATATATCAATGTGTTTTACTGTTGTGGTATCAATCCTCACATAGTTTCCACGTGAGAAATTTTCATATCCTCCTTCCTTTCGATTAATCTCCTGTGTGATCATCTTTGCCAATGGATCAATCACGAAAGTCAGAAGCTCATCCACCGCTTTACTAGTGTCTTGTACATCACCTTTCGCAAGGCTTGGTGGAAATGAAAAAGCCCTCGCAGTGAACTCAAATGTATCATCTGCCAGAGCTTTGATATCTCTTGTGTTTTCTGTCGAATATGTTTTACTGTTCTGACTGATATCCTGATAAGAATAACCGTCAAATAGCGGAAGCACTGCATTGTCTTGTTTAAAGAAATTTGCAAAATGTTCGCTCATCAGAGTCGCAAACGTCTCATCAAAGTTTTGCGCCTGTTGCGCCATAGCGCTAATGTTCAGGATTCCTCTGCTGCCTCGTGATTTCTGATAAGCCTTGAATGCACAGCTCATTAATTTGCTGTATGATGCGTTCATATTGTCAATATATCTTTTCACATCCTTTGAGTTTAATTCAAAGAAAAATACATCTGACATGCAAAACGTGTCTGACAATGTATAATCATCAATCAGAACGTTTTTGAACTCATAGTCACGCAATGCATACCTTTCTTTTTGATAAGAATCTGCGATGTAAAGAGCTCCATTGATTTCTACAACCAGTGCTTCATTCCTGCGGTATAAGGTACCGATCAGTTTGTTAATAAATGCTGTCGCATTCTGGTTTGGATTTGGTTCGACATTCCAGCGATACCATTCCTTTTCTTTCTTTTCTGTGTTTTTGTAGTATGTCTTGAATTCACATTTTGATAAGGCATTTGCAATCTTATTTACGCATGTCCAAAATGCTAATTCTTTTAGGTACAACTCGCTGACCGCCTGCTGCACATCCTCATCTTTTATGAGTTCCTCGACCGTTACAGTCTTTGGTGGTGCAAATTTCTGAATCAACCAGTCTTTGAATCCCACTGCTGCATCACCTCCTTTAATAGCTATAAATTTTAATCTTAGGTGTCGTCGTGATTGCTTTCTCTGGCAATACGTCCTCGACTACCATGCTTGCAACTAGCGCCATAAATGGATCTGTTTTTCTTGATTTTGCTTCGATTTTTCCATATACATAGTTCCCAAAGTCCATATCATCCGGCTGTCCTATCTTTCGATTGTGCCTGACTAGCTTCGTATTATTCGCTGCCCATCTTAATTCTGGAGCTTCGCCCCAATGGAACCAGTGATTTACGAAGCAGTGATCTATCACAGGGACTACGCGCATAATGTCTGATGGTCTGATTAGTTTCAGATTTTTGTAGATTTTCTTATCGAATCCGATTGTTTCCAAATACTTGCTTAGTAAAGCATATCGGAAATCATCTATTGCTAGCATTTCAATTCTGTAATACTGTTTCATTTTTTGAATATAATCCGTTATAATCTGCGGATGTATCTCTGCTTCATCAACGATCGTGATTCGTCCATCTTCCGCCCAGTCTTTCCATGGTATTTTTAACCTTGGAATATCCTTTGACTGGCTGCATATCCAGGAATGATTGATATCATACCTTTGATCCCCGTTCCTGAAGTGGAGGTTAACAGATACCCAGTCTGTGACTTTTGAAAAATCAATACCGCATGTACACGACCATTGCGTGACGTCTATAATCTCTTTTTTTGTTGCTGCGATGTTTTCCCAATCTGTTACCTTGATCTCGCTGGATCCGTCTGGGATATTCATTCTTTTTGTCATAAAAGCGGATAATCTTTGTGGATTTTTCTTCCAATCCCTGTACTCTTTCCGGATCTCTTCAAGAAGATTCGGAAAGTATGGAAGTGATGGATTTGCCTTCGGCCAATTTGCTTCATCATCTACCTCCTCTTTTGAATCAAGGCGGCACAAAAACGGCAGTAACCCATAATCAGGTTCATTCCCTTGTAGAATTTCCTCTGACTTATCAATCAGATCATCGCACACACCTTCTCTTACATCTCCGTTTGTCGTGTAATAAGATCGCCGTGGATGTTTCTTCTTTCCAAGCCCTGTTGTGAAAACGTTGATGTTTTTGTAATCCTGGTATTGGTGGACCTCGTTAAAAATACAAATACCTGATCTAAGTCCGTCCTTTCCTTTCGGCGAGTTTGTCCGTCCTTTGATCACAGCTTTTGTTCTTAGTGATCTAACCTGCTCTTTGGTCCAGTAAAAGAATCTCTTTAATTTCTTCCTGTATTTCGGCTCGTCAAACGCATTGATGATATCATACACAGGTCTCATTGCCTGTTCTTCATTGTTTGCGCAGATATCAACGTCATATTCTCGTATTCCACGATTATACGGCGAGGCAAGGCAGACAGATTCCCATGCAATCGTTCCATCTTTTCCGGCACCACGTCCGATCAGACAAAACAGATCCGGCCAGCGTGGCATCCCCGTCTCTCTCCAGTACGTGCAGTCGTGCAGACCGATCACAAATTTCTGCCACGGCATCAGGTAGTCATATGGAAAATATTTGATCAGGCTAATGTACTTTTCAAGCTGTTCATCATCTGTATAAATATCTTCCGCAGCAAAGCAATGTTTGACATGTTTTATCAGTCTTTTCTGATCCTCACACGTTTTATACGTTCCGTTTTCTACAATGTCAATCCATTCCTGAATGTGTTTATTGATTTTAGAGTTCGTCATCAAAATCACCATCCATTTCCTGGACAGCTTTGATTCCAAGGGAATCCAGGATCCTCAGCATTTGAGTATTTACTTTTAAGAGTTGTTCAATACTTTCGTTTTTCTTAACTCCTTTCTGACCACCGCCATTGTTGTACTCAACTGTCACTCCTCGGTTTTGAATGTCCTGGATTAACAGGTTTTTTGTCTCATAAAATGACATATAATCGTCCAGAAGGTCAGAAAAATGCTCTCCATGTGTCTGATTTCTCTCCATTTGATCCTGAAGATCTGCCTTGATTTTTCTGTACTTTGCTGGTTTTTTTGCCATTTTTTGACCACCCCCTTCACGTGCGCGAGGCAAAAATCTCGGTTGTCGAGTCCACCCACCGGTCTCCGGTATCGGAATTAATTTCCAATTTTTTCGACCCGGGGGTATCTCTTCCGTTTTCTTCCAACCTACCAACGTTCCTCTGTCAACGGTTCCGTTCTCTTCTTCTTTCTGTATCCATGCACCTCTTCATGACAGTCATGGCACAGGCTGATCAGATTTCTTTTTCTTTCTCCTTGGAATGTGTACCAGATTTCAAGAGCTTTATCTGGATGTTTCCTGACACTGTTTATATGATGAACTGTTGTCGCTTTTGTAAAGGTTCCTCGTCGCTTACACAGTTGACATTCTTCTTTGTCCATTTTTAAGACATCCTTCCTCAAACGTCTCCATTTCCTCCATATGTAAAAACGATGTACGTCTTCTCGCACACAACGTTTTACATGGTTAATTTCTTCTTCTGTCATCCTTCTTATTATCTTTTACTCCTTGTCTTTCTTTAATAACCTGTTGCATTGATCTGTACAATTTAGTATTTTTCAAAACAAAGTCAGGAAAACAGATCAATAAAATTACGCAAATAACATCTTCAACCAATCTCATCTTTATTCCCACTCATACCTTCCTGCGCCTGCTCCGTATCTTTCTGTCATCATCTTCTTCCTTTCTTTGTCAGAGTCTGACAAAAAAAGATTGCAGCATCTGGATTCGAACCAGAAGGATAATTGAGTAACAAACCATACATCATGAAAGGAGGCGAACAGGTGAGATGAAAAACCTGTTCCTTTATACCGTTGAGACCAGCAATTATTTTATCCTGCTCCTACAGCTGCCGCACTGTTTTTTAGTTGACATATCTTATATTTTGCAAATATGTCTTTTATTTTTCTCTACTATAAAAGGCATCTGATTTTATTCCTTGTACTTAACACCGACCATTACAGTAAATGTTTCTGTACAAAAATAAATAAATCAAATGCCAAAATTTAATTTTGATATTGCTTTATCTGTCTGATCCTGTTCCACTCCAATGTATCTCAATGTGATATGAATGTCAGCATGATTAAACAGTTTCATAAGCATTGCAGCGTCTTTCGTTGCCTGGTACATATGATAGCCGAATGTCTTGCGCATCGTGTGAGTTCCTAAGTTGTGTACTCCAAACCTCTCTCCTGCTTCTTTGATCGTTTCATATGCCCATTGTCTTGTGATTGGTTTATGTGTCCTCGGATTTTCTAACAGATATTCAAGATCATCTTTTCCTTTTGTGTATTCTTCTAAAGTCTTCTTCAAGTTCTTATTGATCAGGAAACGCTTTTCTTTTCCTGTCTTCTTCTCTCTCATGTATATATGATCTTTTTCCCTGACATCTCTGACTCTCAGTTTTAAGATATCTGAAATTCTAAGCCCTGAATAAATACCGGTCACGAACATAACATAATCTCGTTCACTTTTTTCTCTTAAATATCTTGCAATGTCAAGGATCGTATCCATGTCCCTGATCGGTTGCACTGTGTTCATTTCTTCTCACCTTCTTTTTTGGACATGAAAAAAGCACACTGAAACAGATTTCTCTATTTCGTGTGCTTCGTTATCAATTTATTACCTTTACACTATATCGCATCTTATAGGTGACATTCTACGACAACTTTTATTTTTCTATATTTTATTTAATGGGCATGTCATGCATGGACTGTCATCTGCAAACAGATCTTCTCTGCTGCCTACTTGTGTTGGATATTTACAATAGTAATCGCACATCTCCTGTTTTACTTCTTCCAGGATGTCAGACACTGTTTTGGTTCTCTCGTGATCTTCTTTTATAACGCCTGTAAGATTCTTTGTTATTGATGTACCAAACGCTCTTTCGTATATTCTATCAATTTCTTCTGCGTCAAGTTCTACAAAGCCTTTTCCTATACTTTTTTTACATTCTTCCCAGAGTTCACACATCTGACACTTGCGATCATTACAATACTCACATAGTCTCAATACCTTTTCTTCTCTTGTCATAATGTTCCCCCTCTCATAATCTGCCCCAGGTGTAAAACAGCGCAAGCCCTCCATGTTTTTTGATCACTTCTTCTACTTCTTCTACTGGTACAAATCCATAAACCGCATCTTCTGGATCGTCCAATGGTTCTTCTGCATACATCAGAAATAACGGTTCTACTTCGCTTGGCATTCCAATCTCAACTGTATTGTATTTTGTCGAATGATCACAATAATGATTATTGCTCCATTGTACACTCATATTAAAGCCATCTCTGCAAAACAATCTCGGTCTTATTTCGTTTTTTTCGTTAAAGTGTTCTGTATACTCTAAAAATTTTATGATTTCCATCTCTTTCGCCTTTCCGCATGTTTTAGTGCTTCATGTGCTTGCATCAATATAATATTGTCAATCTGTTTTTATCCATAGATAGCATCGATTCAGATAATGTTACATAGATTGTTAGTGTCTTATCATTTACTTCCAATATCCTGCGATGCTGTTTACTTGATGCCACCGTGCTGGTCCTCCTTTTATCAACTCTTCTATCTCTCTTTCCTTGTTCAATTCATCCATTACGATATATTGGAAATTTGATTTCCATACTTCTACTGTCTTTTTACTTACTCCGATTCTTCGTGCTGTTTCTTTAATCGACCAATTTCTTTGAAACATCTTTTTGATCGTATCTTTTTTAAAATCCTATGTATATACTGTCTTCGGCATCTGTTCCCCTTTCCGCCCGGCAAATGCCGGGCTTTGGTGTTTTGTTGCTTTGTTAACCAGAATGCTATGTTTTTAGTTTCGCGTGGTATACAAAAACATCTGGTAGCATTAGCCAAACGGCTCAACTCTTTACCTGACCATAATTGTAATAATTTTGTTCAAATCAGGATTCTTTTGTTTTAGTGCCAGGTAAAGAGCTAAAACGTTTGTCAGAGTCTGACAAAATCGCATCTAATTCCTGGACTGCTGTCTTATGTTTTCTTAAGATCGTTCTTGTGCTGTATCCCATCTCTTCCGCTATATCTTCCATGGACATGTATCGTATGTAATGCAGCACAAGAATTTTCTCATTTTCTTTGTTTTTCATTCGTCTCAAGTTATTTGAAACGTTTTTTTTGTAATCAATCAACCAATCTATTTTGTAATTGATGGCTTTCTTTGTATCAACAATCTTTCCAACGATCTCCGCCATCTTGTCATTGTTTTCTTTTGCGGATGGCGCTGCATTGGGGTCAATGGATCCCGTTGTCTTTGTCGCGAGATCCATATAGCTTTTTGCATCCTCGATCATTGCATCGATTGCATTATCTACCTGTCTGATTTTTCCTAAATATATTTTTGTCTCTTCAAAACTCAATGCTTTACCTCCCTCAAACTGTTATGTTATACTAGCAGTTGGAGACATTGAATCTTTCCCCGGTTCTTGTCTCTTTTTTTGTTTTAACTAAGCTGATAACGCCAATTGTATAATTCTTTTTTTAAGAAACATTCGTTGTAACACGGTTGTCCTTTTTTCTGCACCTGGATCAGAATCACGTCTCTGTGGACCCTTTTCACTTTTCCAGTCACAATCCTGTATGGGCTTTTGTCATACTCTGTTTTCTTTCTCGGAATCCACATCTTGATCTTTTTCCCAGTTTTTATGTCTTTTATTTTTTCATTGATCATCTCAAACGTGATCAGGCTCTCAGTGATTGTATTTGTTTTTGTTGCATACTTTGCTATTGCCATTACATTCCCTCCTGCTTCGTACAATCATTCCCTAATATACGGCCTGCTTCTTCTTCCATCTTAAGGATCTCTTCTACACTTCCACATTCTTTTTTCAATGATTCCTACCCATTGTGGCTCTAGTCCTAACACATAAATTACTCTTGTCATTTTCCCACCTCCAGCATTTTCGTCATTGTCTTATCTTGTAACAACATTTCCATCATTGCCATTCTTTTTAATTCTTTTTCTGAATACTTATGTTCAGCAGTATTATTTTTACTGCTGCCGTTTAAATCAAAAATATTATGCTTTTGGATAAATACTTTAAAGAGAAATTCTACTTCTTCTTTCCATAGTTCTTTGTAAAACTCATATTCAATTCTTATCTGCGTTTCTTCAATTTTCGTACATTCTATCAGAATAATAGATCTTTTGCCTATTCCACTGGAATAAGTATATATCTTATTAAACCACTCATTTCCAAAAGTCTTATTCGCTATTTGCAGAATCAACTGTTTTTCAAATTTATTCTTATATTTAAATTCAAAGTTTTCCTTTTTTTCATCTGATAAATCAATTTCTTCAACGCCATACTTTTTCATTAACTCTTTTAATTTGCGTTGCGCAGTTTCTTTTTCTCCACCAATACCACGCTCTGCTAACGTCTTCAGCTTATTCAGCAATTGTTTTTTCTTATCATCCATTATTTTTCCTCACTTTTAAGGTATTTTCCAATATTATCTAAATTTTCAGGTGTGATCAGATCTCTCGCTTTCGCTGTAAAGCCTGATACTGCATATTTTCTCTTTGCCATTTACATTCCCTCCTGCTGCTTTCTCAGTAACTGTTTTTCCAAGTCGTCAAAATCATAGTCTCTTTGCGTAAAATTATGCTGTATTTGCAGCTTTGGAGCATTTGCTCGTGCCTTAGGTTCTTCAACAAATTGCTCATATGCTCTATTGATCCATCCATTCAGGAATCGTGGCATACCACGTTTTGTTTTTTGTTTTTGTTTGTTGTTGGTTAGCCAAGCAAGTGCTTTTCGCATCTGTGCATCAATATCAATACCAGGATAGAGTTGTTCAAATTCTTTCACGTCGTTCTCAGTGACCACGTAATCATCACCATTTTTCAATGGCATATGATATTCTCTTGCCCCCTGATAGAGCTGTTTGGAATCTTGACTATCGTTCTCCTGCTTCTGTTGTCCGGCTTGCTCCGGCAGTATGTTATTATTACTCTTACCTAAACTAACCTTACTCTTACTTATACTGGGGATACATTCTGTATCCAAGTTGTATCCATCTTGTAATTGATCACTTTTTTGGAACTCATAAGCACCATTTTCATCAATTTCAAGCATCCTCTTTTCTTGTTTATAATCTGTTTCATGATACCGGTCTCTTTGTATGTAGTTATGCATTCTCCAGTGTTTTACAACAATCACACCAGTATCATCAAATACAAGAATAAATGATTTTGCAATCAAGATATTTAGATCATCTTTGTTGCTTCCAATCATCCGTTGAATCCTATTGGCATTATTAATGAAACCATCATCATCAGCTCGCATTGACAGGTGAAAATATAATGCTTGAGCTGACAATGGTAAATCTAGAAATGCATCTGAATCAATTAATTTCTTATTGAACATCCTTCTGTTCGCCATCGTAATCCACCCTTTCTGTCATATCTCTCATGTACTTTTGTAATGCTTCCGTCATAACCTTCAGGCGAATCATAGCATCTTTATCTTTAATTTTCGTATTTGGAATTTGCTTTTTTACATATCCCAACACAGTCTTCACATCCTGGAAGGTGAAGGTTATGCTTCCCAAATCCTCTTCCGACATTTGTTTATTTTCTAAAACATTTTCACAAACATGCTCGCATTCAAGTGTGTACCCACATAATTTGCAACATCCTGGACATTCTGCAATATTCCTGTTTTGCTTGTATTTCTCTATGATTTCATCAATGTTGCACTCATATTTCTGATTATAAGCACACTTCGCAGTTACTTCCGGCAGTTGCTTTGTTTCATATCCCGATGGCATATTCTCGCACTGATAGCGGCAACCATGTGCATGATCACACAATCTACAACAACCAGAACATGGTCCATTTGTCTGTAAATGCTCCTGCTGCTTCGCAATAAGCTTTGTATGACAAATCTTTGAATCATCATATTTACATTTTGTCTTTTCTTTGAAATCTTCTTTAATTTCTTTCACCTGCGACAGCTTAACATCGTCTTGTTCTGCAAGATCTTGCTGTACCTCCTGCGGTAATGTTGCCATTTCGTTCGCAACAGATACTGGAATTTCGCCCTTTTCAAATTTCTCTTTTGCATTATCAACAAGATTGCGGTTAATGCTCTCTAATTGTGCAATTTTTGTTCCAGAAACACCTAAGATTGTGGATATCAATTTACGCATATCAGTAGATGATATCTTTGTCTCATTCTCCTTTGCGTACTGATCGAGTAAGATTCTGAGTTTTTCCGCTTCTTGCATCTTCTCGTATTCCGTACGCTCTCGCTGTGTTGAATTGCTCAAGATCAGATTCAACTTCCCAACAGTGCTTGTCGTATCTTCTACAACGCATGGCACAAATTCAAATTCATTCATTCCCATTTCTTCTACGTTATAAATCGTCGCCAATCTCCTGCGATGGCCCTCATTTATTTCGTACTCATCAATGTCTGTCTTTTTCACACGTAGTGGATTCTTGATTTCTCCTGCGATTCTAATTGCAGCCGCAAGCTTCTCAATTCCTTCGGTATCGTAAAAGTTATCGGGGCTTGGTTTCAATTTTGTGTAATGGATCATCTGCACTCTTGGAGCAGACTTCTTTTTTCCCTGCTGTGGTTTTTGCCCGATGCTATTTAAGACGTCATTCATGTCCATTTACAGCACCTCCTTGATCAATTCCTCAGTGAAATCGTTATAATCAAGGCATGCGTTCTTTGTACTTCTACATTTTCTTAATGGCATTCTACGGTAGGTAGAATAATTTACCGATGCACAATCTCTGATCAGACTCTTGAATATCGGATACTGATGTCTATTTACCAAATCGATCAGCCCGATCTTATTTGCCTTTGTCGGCTTCCAAAGCGTGATCAATACCTTATACTCACAATTTGGTGCAAGATCTAAGATATCTTGGAAGTGTTCATCAAAGAAAGCCAATCCGTTAATACTATTTCTGTCAAGTTTGACAGGGACAACGCAAAGATCTGCTGCTACAAGAGCAATCTTTGTATAAAGTTCAAAAGTCGGATGGCAGTCGATGATTACGAAATCATATCGATCTTCGCCTAACTGATTAATCTGATCTTTTAGTTCTACTGGACTGTAGATCTTAACAAATTCAAGGTGTCGATCTGCCTGTACAATATCAAGATTTTTGAATTTTGTTCTTCTGATTGCTACTTCAAGGGTATATTTACCTTGTAAAACTCCTGTTAAACTTTTCTTTTTTTCATCGTATTTGCCATAAAAATATGACGCGTTTCCCTGTGGATCGCAGTCGATCAACAGAGTTTTGTATCCTTTTTCACTCAAATTGTAAGCAAGATTTACCGCTGTAGCCGTTTTACCAACGCCGCCTTTGTAATTCATTATTGTTATTGTTTTCATCTTCTTTTTCCTCCATTATCTTCCTGTGAAATCTTTCGAGTTCTTCTCTATTGTGTTTCAGGTGTTTCGTTTCGTTTAAGATATAAAGTTCTTCACTTCCGCATCTTGGGCAGACACAGTCAAGTGTGACACTCCAGAATCTCTTTGAACATTTCGAACACAAATTATCCCAAAATGGTTCTGTAAAATCTGTTATTCCATCTCTGTAAGTACGTTTCATAAACACCCCTTGAAAAAAATTAACGATAATGGTACACTTTTATTAGTTCTAAATATGTACATCGTGATTTTTTTCACGTACTAGGCACTCATATGGGTGCCTTTTTTATTTGATGTCAACCTTTTCTGCTCTTATAGTTGCTTTTAAAAGCATTTCAATAATTTGCGCTGCTTCTCTTGCAGCCTGATAAATGTTTTTCATAGTTAGTCTCCTTTTTACTCTTCTGATGATTTACAGAGCTCTCTGAATTTGTATGTAATACTGAGAAGGATTTGCTCTGTTACTGTTATTGATGATTTTAAAGGGGGTATTTAGCTGTAGTGTATTTAGAGAGCTCTGTAAATCATCAGAAGTTTTTACTGTCTACAAAATCTTGCGTATTTTTAACCGATTAATCTCGTTTTTAAGTTGCTGCAGCAATTCCATTTTTACAGTCTGCGCATATTGTGGATCTGAATGCATCTCAAGGTTTTCTGCGAATGTATCAATCTTATCTCTCAGGATGCCGTATGTGTCTGAGCTGTCTTTTAGCTGTTGATATAGTGCGCATTTCTCAATTGCATGTGTTCCTGCATGTCGTTTTGCTAATGCGTAGAGTGATATATCTTTCTGTTTCATCTTTTTCACGCTCCTTTAAAGACGATATCTTTCCAGGATGGTTCTATCCCTTCTTTTTCTTCAAATTGGCTCATTGGGATTCTGATCAGCTTGCCCATTCGCAAAGCCTGAATTTCTCCGCTCTTTACCATCTTTGTTACAAATGACTGGGAACAGCTCATTTTCTCGGCAAATTCTTTTGGAGAGAGATACTGTTCATTTTTCTTTTGCTCTTTCAATTCTCTGATTTCTCTTTCGAGCTGTTCAACTCTCTGTTCCAAATACATTCCTTGCATCTTTTTCCCTCCTTTATTTAGATGTCTCAGTTTCTGGAAAAGGTAATTCTTCTGTTTTTCCTTTTTTATCTGGATATTCTTTTAATCCAGTCATCATTTCCCTGATGTATTTATGCGGTACATCGCACTGAATTGCGTTCATCATAATTTCTGCTTTTGCCCCTTCTCTCATTAATGTATACAGTTTTGACATCATGATTTCTGTTCTATCTTCTTTACTAAATGCATCTACAAGACCCATTATTTTTCCTCCAATCTATTTTCTCTTATTATTTAAATATTTCATTTAAACACAAAAACATCAGCATATATATAATCACCGAATTTGCTCTTGTCATTGGTTCCACTCGTGTTATTAAATATTCTATAAAGGTTGCGCTTATTAATGCTATAACCGACATTATTGCTATTTTCATTTCTACCTCGCTTGTCAAGTTCTTTTTCCTCGTATAATTTGCTTACAGGGCACTGGCATGTCCGAGTTTTATGAAAGGAGTTATTATATGGATAAAATATCTATTGATCAGCTTCGTGAAAACCTAAATGACTACTCTGCACATTTACAACGTTTCCAAGCTGATTCTAATGCTGATTCTGATTCTATAATCTTGTTTGATGAACTAGCTAAATATCATCACTATATGATTTCCGATATTATTGATTATCTGGATCAGCTTTAGTTTCTTGTTCTGTGTCATCTACTAGTTCGACACCAATCGCAAATTGTAGATGATGCAGAATCTTTGATGCTTCTTCTATCATCTTCTTTGCTTTATTTAATTCTTCTAAGGTCTCGTTTTTTCCAGTTATTTTTAAATACATCATTTTCTCACCTCCTGGTACTGTTACTACTGGTTTTCGGTAAAAATCGGTAGTGTTGATTACTGGTGTTTCTACTCTTATTTATTGTATTATTATTTTATACTCCTTTTAGTAGTATTTTATAATAAAAAAATATCAGGAAAAAGTTTTTCAGGTGGTTCTTTATACAGTCTACATATTTTTGCAGCTAATAAAATGCTTGGGTTTCTTTGGCCTAGTTCAATTTTTGACAGGCAATCTTGAGTAATTCCTAATTTATCAGCGATAACTGTCTGTGATTGATCGCCACGGCTTAATATTAATTCCGTTCTTTTCATCCTGTATCTCCTTTCTTTTCTTTTGTTACTCTTATAATATACTACAAAAAGTAGTATGTAAATACTTTTACAACTTTTTGTAGTTTTTATTTTACTACTTTTTGTAGTAAAATAATGAAAAAGAGGTGATAAAATGCGTAGAATTGCTATGTTAAGAAAAGAAATGGGTATGAATCAAATGGAATTAGCAAAATATTTAAGATTATCCCAACAAACTATAAGTAAATACGAAAACGGAAAAGCTGACCCAGACAAAGAAACTTTAATTAGATTATCCGAATTATTTAATGTCTCTACTGATTACATTATTGGGAACTCAGATAAGCGTGATCATTCAGAGTTAACATATAAAGACAATCGTAATATAGCAAAAACCCTAGACGTGCTTAAAGATCAGGTAGACAACAACGAAAGTGGTGAATTAAATTATAACGGGATTGAAGTTACAGATGATGATGCCGAGCTTCTTATGGATGCTCTTGATATGGCATTACGTCGGATAAAAAAGAAAAATAAAGAAAAGTATACACCTAAAAAATATAAAAAATAATTTTGTCAAAGTCTGACAAAGAATAGGAGGATTGATATTATGCCAATAACTATTTCATTTAATCAAGAAACTGGCTCTATTTCTGTCGAAAGTGAAAAACTCTTAAGTTCAAAGCGAAATAAAGGAAATAGTCTTTTAGATTTTCCTCAAAATTATACTGTAATTGATATCGAAACTACTGGTTTAGATCCAAATTTTGATTCAATAATTGAAATCGCAGCTATTAAAGTTGTTAATAATTCTATTGAATCAACTTTTTCTTCCCTAGTAAAGCCTCCAGTAATTGAATATGACGAAGAATATGACGACTGTGATTTTTTATCTGATGATGATGGGCACAAATATTATTATGTTGATGATTACATTTCTAAGCTTACGCATATCACAAATGAAATGTTAGATACTGCACCAGAAGTTAAAGATGTGTTAGATAATTTTGTCAATTTTATTTCCGATGATATTTTAGTAGGTCATAACGTCAACTTTGATATCAATTTTTTATACGATAATCTTTTGGATTATTGTGATTATAAATTGACCAATGATTTTATTGATACCTTAAGATTATGTCGTCGTTTACATAAAGAACTCACTCATCATAGACTTTCTGACATGGTAGAGTTCTATAAAATAGATACTTCTTCTGCGGCTCATCGTGCTCTTTCTGATTGTGAGACTACGAATAAATTATTTGAAAGATTACATGATTCAATGTTAGAACAATTTGAATCATTGGATAATTTTAAACTTTCTTTAAAAAGAAAGCGTAAAACATTAGATGTCAATTCAATTACAACATCCAATGAAAACTTTAATACCTTACATCCATTGTACCGAAAAGTTTGTTGCTTTACAGGAAAGCTTGAAAATCTCCAAAGAAAAGATGCTATGCAACTTGTCGTAGATCTTGGCGGTATTGTAGCTAATTCTGTTACTAAAAAAACAAATTATCTTATTCTCGGTAACAATGATTACTGTCCTACTATTAAAGATGGAAAAAGTAGCAAACAAAAGAAGGCTGAAAAGTTAAAATTATCCGGACAAGATATTGACATTATTTCAGAAAACACATTTTATGAAATGCTTAATTATGAACTTTGATGTTATATATTTTTATACAAAATGATTTTGTCAGAGTCTGACAAGATGCAAGTGGAAAAGATAATTTTCAACCCGTTCCGTAAATATAATCAAAAATAAAGGTTGTTAAATATTGCATTATGTTCTTATGCATTAAAAAAATAGTCGTCCTGTCTCCTGGGAAGAATAGAACGACTGTTAAGAAAGTTTTTCGTCGGGTTAGATGAATTTACTCCATCTATCGCGCCGACCTCTTCACTAGCTATTATAAACAAATACTTTAGAATTATCAACTAATTTTATTTTGTCAGAGTCTGACAAACTAAGGAAGTGGTTTACCTGAATACGAAAATAAAAGAAAACATCAGAAAGCTAAAAAAGAAATATAACTCTTCTGATCCCTATGAATTAATGGATTATCTGGAAATCGAACGTTTTGATGTGCCACTTGGTCATCGTTTGGGATGCTATATGTATTTACAGCGGTCGAAGTGTATATTTTTAAACGCTGATATCGAAGATGATCGGATACATCGAATCGTTGCAGCACATGAACTTGGCCATGCTATCCAGCATCCAAAAATAAATTGCAGCTTTATCCGGAATTATACCATGTACAGTAAAAACATATTTGAAATTGAGGCAAATAAATTTGCTGCGGAACTCCTTATTCCGGATGAAGTGTTAATTGAATACCAGGGAATGACAGTGGATCAGATTGCTGCTTATTTAAATGTGATCCCTGAACTTGTAAAGCTTAAATTTCTTTAGCTTTTTATTTTTTACCCAGTAATCGAACATATGTTTTGTATTTTAAAACAACCAAATAGTATATTTAAAGAAAGGATGATCATATATGTCTGTAATTACTAAAACTTATACAAGTAAAAAAACAGGAAAAATCAAAAAAAGTTATTGTGCTGTCCAATGGCACCCACTTTTGAAACGTAAGGTATCTGGTCCTCGCAGATCGAACAAAAAGGAAGCTAAGCAGGACGATGCTAAACTTACCCTTCAAATAAAAAAAGAAGTTAAAGAAGAAAATGTGAAAAAGCAATCAGAGGAATATTTCGGTAAAGTTGCTGATTTGTGGTTAGAGGCGAATAAAAAAACTTACGCAGATGAAACTTATCGAACTTATCGCGGATATTTAGACAGATATATCTTTCCTGTCTTCGAAGATGTTCCGATTTCTGGAATCGAATCAAGGCATATTTTAAATTTTAAGAAAAGTTTAGAAAATGGAAATAATCCAAGAAAACATAAATACGGAGCTGAAACTGTAAACAAAAACATTAATATCCTCTGTGATGTGTTCAATTTCGCCGTATCTCCATTAAAATTGATTGATGGTAAAGATAATCCAATGATTGGAATAAAGCGAAATAAAGTGGCATACATGGTCAAACGAACATGGTCTGACGAACAGATCTCTATCTTTTTAAGTTCTATGGAAGCAAAAGCATCGCATTATTATGCCATGTTCTGCTGTCAGATTCTTCTCGGTCCTCGTCCGAGCGAGACATGTGGTCTTGCAGAAAGCGATTATGATCCTGATCGTCAATGCTTTTATATGCATCGAACTTTAAACAAATACGGAGTTCTTGAAGACAATATGAAGAGTTCTAATTCTTTCAGAGCTGTTTACATTCCTGATACTCTAAATAAGGCTGTCAAGAAAAATCTACTCTGGAAGAAAGAAATGAGGTTAAAATATCCTGATCGGTTTGATAATGATTTTCTTTTTAACACTGAAATTGGCACTCCTGTCCGTCCTGATCACTTGTATCGAATGTTTACCAGAACTGAAAAACGTTATAATGCAAATCATAATGAAACCTTGCCTGTGATTACTCTGTACGATTGCAGACACACATTCGCAACGACTAATTACGAGCGTGGAGAATCTGATAAGGTTCTATCTGAGATTATGGGAAATACTCCTTCTACTTTTTTGCAGAAATATGCACACATTCATGGCGATCGAAAGCAGCAATCCTTGGAAGCTTTTGAGGATATTATTTTTAAGTCAGGCAACAAAAAATAAATTTTGGTGGCGAACTTTGGTGGCGAACTTTTCTCTTAAAAAAACAAAAAAGCTACAAACCGCGTATTTGCTAGGTTTGTAGCTTATGACTCCAACGAGAATCGAACTCGTGATTCGACCTTGAGAGGG